TCATTATCCTGAATCTTATCATACACAGCTACTTCAATTGATGTTGTATAATTTTTAGTGTTATAACTGACGACCGCTTCTATATCAATCGCTGTCTCCAACATTGATACTTTAAAATATTGCTCATGTGATGCTGACAATCCAGTATTCATTCCAACTACAGTTTTTACAACGTATACTTCCCCATTTTCCAAATATGTCAATGCTGGATTAATGGTTAAAGTTGTTGATCGTTCAGATGCGTTGAATGACTCAGACCAAATAATATCGTTTTTCATTACAGTTTTAACTTGACCTGTTTCATCAACAGTTTCATATGTATTGCCAGCAGTTATTTCGTGATACCAGCTAATTGGTTTCTGTGTAGTTGGACCCGATTCATATACTAATGTCAACGGATATGCCAAAAGGTTTTTATTTTCATCTAAACCATTTATTGTGGCGGTCAACGTTGGCGCTTGGTACAATTGAATTGTCCTTGTTGTGGACCAAGGACTCCAAGCCTCATTTCCGTTTGTTTTTGTTTGAAGGATTCCCATGGTTCGTATTTTAAACTGTATTTTTGTATCTGATGAAAATGTCATTCCGAGATTGCTCAAAGGAAATGAGCATATTTGCCCCTGTTTCTTCTTTTCTGTATCGTATAACGCACCAACATAAACACCATTGATACTAATATACAGCTCCGCTTTTGTTTCATTTGAACTGTCGCCAGAATTATGAGTCCAATATAAAACAGGCGAATGTGTAACCTCTGCTGTGTATGCATCTGCCCAAGTTGTTGGTGCATCCGGTACCTCTCCAACAATTACAGATACAATCTCAGACCAACTGGAATAACCGGCGTCATTCTTTGCCCTGACCCTAAAGAAATATTTTGTTCCTGTTTCAAGACCAGAGACCTCGGCATGACTATAATCAGATTCTTCATTAACTGTAAGTGATGTAACATTTCCGGAACTATCGAAGTATCTTTGATACTCTGTATACTGCACCTCAAAACTCGTTGCTCCCTTAGAATGTGTCCAGTCAAGCTTTACTTCTGTTGATGTTTTGGCATAATAAGATATCCAGCTTGGTGTGTTCGGACACGGAGACACATTCGATGAATACTCAGACCACTCTCCAGTCTCAAAAGAACCCATATGATCATTTTTTTGATTGCTTCCACATGCCTTTGCTTTGTATTCTGCACCAGCATCTACTGCAATCGTCATACTTACATGGTTTTTAACTACATCTGCTGAATATTCGCCATATCGTTTTGTATCATTTTTTACAACATAGAAATACACTGACTTCGTATTCTCATCGTATGTATCTAATTCCATTGTAAGAAGATTTCCACTTACGCTCAAAGTTGGTGTGCTTGGTGTTGCTGGTGTTTTATCTGCGACGACTTTATATTCTTTCCATGCTGTATATTCAGATGTATACCATGCTGTATCTACATTATTATTCTTATATGTATTCGACTCCGGTTTAATCCTGAATCGTATTTTCTTTGCATTAGAGGGGATTGAATATGTAAGATTACGAACATTATTTGCAACTGTTGAGCCATTTTCTCCCCAAAACCACACGCCATCACCTGTTGTATACTGAATCTGGTATTTAAAGTCTTTAGTGGTTTTATTTTTACTCCAGTCCTTATGAGTACTTGGTATATATCCATTCCATACCCATGTAAAATATAAAACATTAGTGGTACCCGATTGGATACCACATGTCACATTCTTACATTTTTTATTTGCCATGTTTTATATTCTCCCTTCCACTATTGTAGCCCTAACAAGAGTCTTGATTGCTTCTGCAACTACGCTTCCATCATCATACGTAATACCATTCAGATTGTAAGTATCTCCTCGGAATCTGCTTAATGATGCATCGAGCTTATCAATCGCAGAAATTATGTCGTTTGCATTTCCATTTTGAAATTTCGCCTTACGTGTTACTTCTATCTGACTTCCTAATGACATAGCCTGTTCATAACTGAATAAGGTATTCAAATCTGAAACACTTTTTGTCACATCCGATAAATCTACAACAGGTCGAATTGTTGGTTCAGCATCTATTCCATTGTTTAATACATCTACAATCTTTCCAATTGCATTCCGCGAACCGTTAACAGCAGATTTAGCAACATTTTGTCCTGCATATTCTGCTTTATCTGTATAATCAGCAAGTGCATTTATAAAACCTTTACCTGCAAAATCGCCAATTCCATAAAATACTTTTGACGGAGAATGTTCATCCAACTCTTTTTTTGCAGCCACAACTGCCGCCGAAGCCATTGCTTTAGCCTGTGCAGCCGCTTTGTATGTATTGGCGCTGATTCCGTTGACAAATCCATCAACTAAATATGCCCCAGCAAGACTGAAACTAGCATGAGATGTTCTGATTGTATCTACCGCTGACTGTGCGACCGTTCTAAATTCGGCATTCGAATCTGGATGCTTTGCTTCCACCCCAATTATGAAATCAGTAATCATCTGACTTCCTGTGTTAATGATCTGATCTTTGGCATCACTAAAAGCTGTTACAAAACTGCTTAATCCATTTTTAGCGATTTTTGATAATGACTTTCCAAACGTAGTCAGACTCTTACATCCATCTGCTGAAATATCATTGGACAGGATGATCAATGACCTTATTGCTTTATTGATCTCCAAGATCTTATCAGTATTGATTTCTGCTACAGAAGTAGAATAGTTTGCTAAATTTGAACCGAACGACGCCAAATCATCACCGAATGTGGAAAAATCTGATATTTTACCAAAGAATCCTTTTGTCTCTGGTAAACTATTGGCTAGGTCAGATAGCGATTTACCGGCGATGACAGCTTTAATTACATTTTCTGTTTTCACACTTTCTACAGAATCTGAGAAATTTGACAAGGATGTTCCAAAGACTGAAAGCTGTGTACCAAATTTTGCCATATCGTTTTCGCCCGTAAATAAGCTTATAAATCCGTCAAAGTTTGGTATTGTCTTCGCCATATCTGCTAACACTTTTCCTGCTTGTGCGGCTTTATTTACATTTTCTGTTTTCACACTTTCTACGGAATTTGAGAAGTTCGTTAAAGATGTTCCAAACGATTCAATCTGTGTGCCAAATTTTGCCATATCGTTTTCGCCCGTAAATAAGCTTATAAAGCCACCAATGTTCGGTGTTGCATTTGCCATATCTGCTAACACTTTTCCTGCTTGTGCGACTTTGTTTACATTTTCTGTGTTTACGTTTGCTACGGAATTTGAGAAGTTCGTTAAAGATGTTCCAAACGATTCAAGCTGTGTGTCAAATTTTGCCATATCGTTTTCGCCAGCAAATAAGCCTATAAATCCGCCAAAGTTTGGTGTTGTATTTGCCATATCTGCTAACACTTTTCCTGCCTGTGCGGCTTTGTTAATATTTACTAACTTTACGTTTACCACAGAATCCGAGAACTTCGTCAAAGATGTTCCAAATGATTCGAGCTGTGTACCAAAGTCGTCCATGTTGTTTTCACCAACAAATAAGCTTATAAATCCGCCAAAGTTTGGTATTGTGTTCGCCATGTCTGCGACAGCTTTTCCTGCTTGTACGGCTTTGTTCACATTTACTAACTTTACGTTTACCACAGAATCTGAGAACTTTGACAAAGATGTTCCAAACGATTCAAGCTGTGTACCAAAGTCGTCCATGTTGTTTTCACCAGCAAATAAGCCTATAAATCCACCAAAGTTTGGTATTGTATTCGCCATGTCTGCGACAGCTTTTCCTGCTTGTACGGCTTTGTTCACATTTACTAACTTTACGTTTACCACAGAATCTGAGAACTTCGTCAAAGATGTTCCAAATGATTCAAGCTGTGTACCAAAGTCGTCTATGTTGTTTTCACCAACAAATAAGCCTATAAATCCGCCAAAGTTTGGTATTGCATTCGCCATGTCTGCGACAGCTTTTCCTGCTTCTGCGGCTGTGTTCACATTTTCAGGCTTTACACCTTCTACGGAATCTGAGAACTTCTTTAATGATTCCCCAAATGCTTCAAGCTGTGCACCAAACATATCCATGGAATTTGTTCCAAACCCAAGAAATGACGTAATGCCAGATAATAATTCGTTCGCTGTCAGAATCAAGATAGTATCTGCAAGTGCTTTTACACCGGTCATTGCTGATGCGTCTACATTGGATAATCCATCGAAGAATGGCTTAGCATTCTCCATAAAACCAGCGAGATTGTCTCCTATTTCCGGCAAACCAGATGTAGCACTTACTGCAAATCCGTCAATAATACTACCAAAGAAAGATCCAAGACCATAACCAATTTTCTCCAGAATAACCATTCCTTTATTAAGAAATTTCTCCATTCCAGGGAAATATTCGTCTAAGGCACCTATAGCAACCATCAATCCGCCTACAGACGCAATTAACGTTACGAGCGCACCAATTCCCACAAATGCACCTGTTCCAGCCATACCAACTTTGCTTAAAATCAGACAAGCAGCTGATAATGCTAATAACATAATTGATAATGAAGCCGCAATCTCTAATGTCGGTCCGACATTCATTTTCGCAAGCACTCCAATAATCGCCGCTAACCCAGCAGTAACTAATGTCATTACTCCTAATGTAACATATGCTTTAGGTGACACTGTACCGCATTTGCTTATGATGATCATAGCTGATGATAAAGACAGCAATAAAAGAGACAATCCAACAGCTGAACCAAGTACTGAATCGACCGGTAACTGCGCTAATAACGCAATCATACCGCCCAATATGGTAATCGCCCCTGTAATGATCAATACTGTACTTGTCGCTTTTTTCACAAAATGAGTAGAAGCAATAACTACAGCAAACATTCCCATAACAACCGATATTGCAACTGTAGCAGCCACCAGATTTTCAGGTTTTATAAACGATAAACCTGCAAGAGCTACTGCTAATATGCCAATCGTAATAGCGATCATCATTATTGTGCTTTTACAATCTTTCGCCAACGCTGTCACTGCTATTAAACCAGCAAAAAGTGCCTCCAAAATTGCAATCGCTCCAAGAGCCTGTTTCATTCCCTCTGGTTTAACATGGCTTAGAACAACGATCACACCGGTCAAAATAAGTAATGCACCAGACATCATTAAAAGCATTGCTCCTGCCTGCGCCGCATTTTTTCCTGCAAATTTACTTGCGATTATAACCGCAGAAAATACTAACATTATCTGCGATACCGCGTTCAATGATTTTTTAATATCTCCGGCATTCATATTCGCAAGCATTTTCATCGAACCCACGACTAATATCAGTGCTGCCGACATTGCAAGGATTCCAACTCCTGCCTGTGCAGCATTCTTTCCTGCAAATTTACTTGCGACCATAACCCCTGCAAAGATTCCGAATATCACTGCTATTGTTTTGAGATTATCTTCTACTTTTGCAAAATCAAGATTGGCAATATCATCAAACACGCCTATGAATAACTTTAAGGCTATAACAATCGCCAATACTGATACCGCAGAACCAAACTTAATATTTTTGCAGGCGATACTTAATATTGCCAATCCGGCTAACGCCCCGATCATAATCTTTATCGTTTGATTGATATTATCCATCTTCAGATCGTTTAAATCATTTAACACACCTACCATGATTTTCAACGATACTGCGATACCAATAAGAGTTAACGAACCTTTTGATAACTGAGGAGCAAATCTTCCAAGTAAACCTGCGGTTATTGCTAATCCACCAGCCAGCGCCGCAATTATTCCCAAATCCTTTAAAATGTGGTCGGATTTAATTTCGTCTACCCCTTTCAGGACTTCCACCAGAATCATTAATGATGCAGCCATCATTAACATACTTGTAGCTCCACTATTAGTTCCTGTTCCAACTCCAAGCTTATTATCAATAAGTGACATAGCTGCTGTAAGAACTGCTAATGTTCCAGCAAGAACCAAAATCGCTTTTGCAGCTGTTAATAAATTTTCTGGATCTGCCTGTGATAATAAAAATAGAGAACCTGCAAGTATTGCAATAGAAATTGCGATATTCCTGATAGCCTGTGTCTTTTTAATAAGAATATCAGCCTTGATAGACTCTGAAAGGGTATCAAAAACTCCACTGATACTTTTAAAAACACCGCTAACACTGTCAAACATACCTGCAAAAGACTCAAACGGTTTGGATATATTTTCAAGAGCAGTTCCAATCTGCTTCGTAACCTTTATGAGTCCAATGCCCATAACAATCGTAAAGATTTCACCAATGTGATCTGTGATATACTGTTTGATTGAATCCACAACGCCAAACACTTTTGCCTTAAAGCCATCAGCTGTTCCAGCAATTTCATCAAGCTGACTTTTAATATCTGCTTTAAATGCATCGAATGCAGTTTTTAAATTGCCAAATATGCCATCAAAATTGAAAAAATATCCAAGTACATTTTGTCGAAAATCTTTAAAAATATCATCAATGTTGTCTAATGATATATGATCTAAGGATTTTACACGTGCTATGAACTCGTCTATTACAACTAATCCATTTTTAAAGTACGTGTTTACATCAGAAAATGTCTCTGAAAAAGCATTTTGAAATCTTTCAATATTTCTTTGAACAATCGGGATTTCCAGAAATTTGTTGATCCATTTTTGCAGTTCAGTGTAACCAGTTTGCAGGGCACTTGTAACTTTATTAATTCTGCGTTCAGCGATTGAAAAATCCATTTTAGAAAGTACGTTTTTTACTCCCTCCAGATTTTCTTTCACAACAGGTAATTCTGTAAACTGTTGAACCCATTTCTGAATTTCAGTGCATCCTTTCTTAAAAGCCGTTCCACATTCTTTAATTGCGTTATTAACCAGCTTATTATCCAAAAGAAAATCATGAAATTCTGTAAGTAAATCGCCAATTGTAGCGGTAACATCTAAAATGTCCAAATCGAATGCGTTCAAAACAATTGATGCCCCTTTGAATGCCAGTTTAAATCCGCCACCGACTATTGTTGTGCCTATATCCAGAATCGCAAATAATCCCTTAAAAGTCCTAGTCAGTTTATCTGCTGTATCATCGCTCACTTTGAGTTTTTCTGTAAAGGAATTAACTGCTTTGAGAAGATTGTATAATCGTTGTGATTTTTTCTCGATAATGTCATCATCAGACATACCTTTATAAAACACATCGTTCCATGCTTTCTTCATTGCAGACAAAGATGAGACAGCACTGTCAATCACATTCGAAACTGACCCCCATACTAACTCTGCTCCGGTTGGACGATCAATGTTATCGATCAGATCGTTGATAGATGAACCAGCCTTATTTGCTTCTTTTTGTAAATCACGAAGTGCAGTTATCTGTTCTTCTGTATATCCTGCATTTTTCAACTGCTCATCTGACAGATTTGCTAATCCATCTGCATTTTTTAACTGTTCATCGGTCAATGACGATATATGTCGGACGCTGCTTCCAAGTTTTTCATTCACAAGATTCTGTACTGTTGCATAATCATATCCGGCTTCAGTTAATGCTTTTATTCTCGCTTCGCCTGTACCGAATTTTCCATTTATAACAGCATCTACTACTTCTCCATACTTTTCCATTTGAGATGCCATGGATGCGGTAGATTTAGTAGCATCTGTCAGATTCCCAACAAGGCTTTTTATTGCACCTTTTAGAATATCTCTTTTCAACAAACCGTGACTAAATGCGGTGCTTAAAGCCTTTTCGAACGAACCGGTCTGCTCAATCATCATATCCAAATCTACGTTATGATTTTTAGCCAGTTCTTTCACTTTATTTTGAAATACTTCGGTCTCTATTCCAGCCTTACTCAATTTCTCTGATAAAGTATCAAAACCAGATCCAAATGATCTGCTTAAAATAGAGTTACGTTTATCAGATGAATTATTAATCAATTCACTGAATCTGTCAGATAAACCAGTTAATCTCTCTTTTGCTTCTTCAAAGTTGCCAACGATTGTTTCCCAGCTCTGCGTCCATCCGGACTGTGCTGCCTCTTTTAATGTATCAAACAGCTGTGTAAACGTCTTGACCTTTGTTGCTGCATCATTTGCAGTTTTTCCCATTTCGAGAATTGACTTAATCTGTTCATCTGCATACCCCATTGTACGCAATTGATCTTCATTCAAATCACCTGTAAATTTTGATAATGTTTCGGTCAGAACATCAGATGTGAGCCATCCTTTTTGTAAAGTCTCACGAAATGAACCTTCATCCTTGATCATTTGATCGATAGCTACACCATGAACTCGCGCAGTCTCTTTTAGTGCATCCTGAAACACCTGACCACCCATTCCAGCGTTTACTACTGAGTTCCAATCCATCAGTTTCACTGTACCCGCTGCCAATGCCTGTGAAAGCTGATACATTGCAGTACTTGCCTGCTGAGATGTTGAACCGGATACTGCCGCCAAGTTTGCGATACCCTTAATAGCAGCCACTGATGTATCAAGATCGACACCCGCTGCTGTGAAAGTACCGATGTTTCTGGTCATTTCCGTGAAATTATAAATTGTCATATCTGCATAACGGTTTAATTCATCCAATGCAGAATTGACCTGATCCAGTGTTGTTCCTTTACTTGATGTGTTCGCAAGTATTGTCTGAACAGCATTAATCTGTGTTTCATATTCTTCGAAACCAGATTTTATTGGATCTATTGTAAAAGCGGAAACCATTCTTTCTCCCGCCTGTATAGCCGAATTTGTAATGTTCTGAAGTGCAGTAATCGCCATAACTTCAAGTCCTGAAAAATGAATTTTTACAGACTCAATAGCGTTTGACATAGGTGTCAGATTACACTTCTGTGCTTCGGAATTAATATTTTCCAAGCCTTTTGCAGCCCCTTCAAGATTGAGGCTTTTCTTTAATTTTTCGATTGTAGACATGCTGGTTTTAACATTCTGTTCAAACTTCTGATTGTCAAACCGCATTTCAACAACGCGTTCGTCGATTGTTGTACTCAAAGCTCAGTAACCTCCTTCCACGCATGGCTTGCAATTTGGTCAAAAATAGGCTGGATTGCAGGATTGATGTAATCTCGCCCCTGTACCCAGCCTCCATTACGAGTCGCATGACCATACTGTAAGATGATTGCTATTGGAACTCCATTTTGAATATTTTTGTTATAAAAACCGATTGATACAGACCCCTTTTTCTGCTCTATCTTGTAATACCAAGAATTTGCAGTTAATCCAGAGTCAACAGGAGTCGCAGACGCAAGGGCTGCTACACCTTCTCGACCATACTTATCAAGATCACCGATTTTAACTGTTTCCTTGGCTTTCTCTAAAAATTTAGTCAACTTTGAAAAATCGCCCTTTTGTCTAAACGTTATCATATACGCGCTCCTTATAATTCAGTTACATAATCAAGCGCTATCCATCCTGCACCGGACTGTAATCGCCCCCAACCAGCAGCTGAACCAGAACCAGCTCGTTTTTCAACAATTGTAAATGTGCCAACACCGGTATACGCACCGGTTAATCCATAGTTTGTCCCCGGACCTTTTCGAATCCGAAGTTGCTTAGTCGAAACTTTTACTTTAAATGCTTTCTGTGTTGATTCTTTTTTTTCTGTTACATCTGATACAGCACTTCCTGATAATTGATCTGTAACCTGTTGTGCAAGTTTTCCCAATCTTGAATACAGCCAATCGCCCGGACATTCCTTATTTGCAAACCAGCGATGAACTGTTATCAGCATCTCGTCAGATTTTGGAGAATATTTCAATGCTTTCTCCTTATCAGAAATCCACAATAACTTTGTTTTTCCATTGCGCCGACAAATATCTACACATAAACCAACAAGCGAATTATAAACTTTATTGTTCATCTCGTACGGTGCTGTTTTATCTGAAGCACACTCGATCGTTACTGCGCGGTTATCATTTGCTGAGTTCGATGAACACCAACTTCTATCTTTTTCATCTACGCAAAGAACAACTCGTCCATCAGTACCTATACCGTAATTGCAGCTCGCTTTTCTTGTTGGGCTTACGAAACAATTTCCAATGCTCTCTGCCGAAAGCTGTCCAACAACGCAATGTGGTGTAATTCTGTCAATGCTATGTTTTCTCGACTTGGTTTTGTTCGGACTGATTTTGGTGTAGCTTATTAATTTACTATTGCTCATCTTGTACCGTCACCCCTTTGAATTGAATCTTTTTTTATTCGCTGCGTTTATCGCCGCGTGTCTGCTATATATATCTCTTTTACTATGTTTCTTTGGTGGTCGATTCTTGAAATTACAGATTCTAATCAGCATGATTAAACGATTAAAATGCCATGTTTCATATTCAGGCGGAATACCTAAGGACAACATCCAATAATACACAAGTTCTGACGTGACCTGCTCCCGGTTATGTGGAGTATTTTTTTCTTCCGGAACTGTGGATGCTGTCATTGAAGCCCCCATGTATTCTTCAATTTCCTGAATATTTTTAGCTGTCAATCGATTATAAATTTCTGGATCAACATTTTCTGTAATTGTCATGCATCTTATGTAATCCACAAATTCAGCCAGTGTTTTATCACTCTTTGTAAGAAATGGCTTGTTCCACTTACTCTCCCATTTTGAAATTGCAAGTAATGAATGCTCTATCTGTAGTTTCTGTTCATCTGCATACACAAATACCTCATTCGTTTCATCCCAAAATTCAATGGGTGGTATTACAATTTCAAGCATAACTCACCCACCTCTTTTTAAATGGAAACGATCTTGTTTGCCGACGCTGTTTCTGCTGTCACGACGGTATCAGTATCACGCGGAACAATTCCTTTTACAAATTCAGACGCATAATCAGCATTTGTTGCCAGTTCCATGAATAAATCGCTGTATGCCTCGGTCTGAGAAAATGCTTCTGAAATTTCAGGAGATTTTCTAAAGTATTTTCCATCCGGCGTCTTTTCGCCATAAGCTTTAAGAACTAATTCTTTAAATGTCTTAATAATCGCTGGGCCATCCTGTGCGTTTACAATGTTCTGTAACATTTCAGCTAATCCACCCGCGGTTCCCATTTCCATTTCCATGATTTCAGCCTTAGAGAGATTAAACCAAAAATCCTCGGTACGCCGCACACCATTGTAATCTGTATAAGTAATTGTCTTTTTTAACATAATCGTTATCTCCTTTCGTAAAAAAAAGAGTCGCCAGCCTGACTGAATACGACTCTTTTACTTGTTAACCAACTGCTTTCATAATTGAAATAATCTCGTCCGGTAACGGAAGTCTTGGCTCGACACCATCGTTAGTATCAGCACCTGTTGGATCTTTGCCATACAGGATTTCTTCCACTGCTGCCATTTTCTTTGCATCGACTTTAGTTGATTTAAGCACTAATGTGGCTGTCGGTTTTAACTTCGTCACTTCACCCACAACCGATGTAATATTAACCGGTGTTGTGGTAAAGTCCCAAGAAAGAGTAAGTGCCGCAGGGCTGTCATTTACAGACTCATAGCCTTTTTCTGATGGTGAAGCCATGCATCCATATACAAGATGAATCTCATATCCATGGTCATTTGAATCCACATCATTACCAATGATGGTAGTGTATGCGAGACCAAACATTTTTCTACTCTGCTGTCCTGCATAAACTCCCGGAGCCACTTCAACTGAACCGTCACATTCTGCAAACTCATCAGGCGCCATATAAGCTTCGATCGTTCCTCCAAACTCTTCTGCTGAGATAAGGTTGAGATATTTGATATTATCAGCATAAAGTCCTGTAGCTTCTGCTCCAGATGGACTCTCTGTAACCGCAGACAATCCGTTCCATGCAACACCTTTTGTATACACCCCTCCAGGCTGAATTGGATATAAAACACCTTTGCTCACACCGGTTTCGTATAAACGTTCACCAGTATTATCCCAAACAAGTTTCTTTTTCATAAATGTTGTTCCTCCTTAATAAAATATTTCAAAGACATCATGATTCAAATTGTCTTTAGTATAATGCCGGTTATACCGACAAGTTGGTAGTGCTGATACTTTTTCAATCAATTTACTATCCGGATCGCTATCTATCACTGTTATTGAATACTTTTTTGTAGATAAATAAACCCCGTCATTCGCAAATGTATTCTCGATGTCATCAAGAGCGTAAACGATGGCGGGATAATTCATTCTTACAGAAGAAGGTGGCTGGAAATAGACTCTACAATTATCCCCAGATGTAGGACAGGATAATACCCCACATAAAAGATTATGTAGCATCAGTCGTCGATTCATTGTACACACCTCCAACTGTTAATATCAGTCTCGGATACTGAACTTCAATATTGGTAATTTTCCATTTAGCACCCATAAACTCGACATATCGCATCAAATGAAAGTTATCGCGAGCCCATGGATCGGCTACAATGCTGATTTCATTTGATATATTAAGATTATCATTAAGCGTATCAGATGATTGATATTGACGAGTGTTACGAATCAGATCGCCGTAGCATTCACGTCTTGTAATTCCATCCGACCACACGCCAGGTCGTATTTCCGAAGAAACCGCATAGCCGATTATTCCATGAAACTTCATTTTGATTTTTCTCCTTTACGATCAGCCTGCTGCATGATCACTTGTATCGCTCACACTGTTACTGGATGCTGTCACATCTTCTTCAATTGCAATAGCAGAGTACACTCTGTGAAGAGCACCAGAGACACGAGTTTCCAGAAGAGATTTTTCCTGGTTGAAATCAATGTCAAACTGTGTGAAATGGCTGATTTCTCCGCCTTTGGTTGCCCCCAGTGCATAATCTTCAAGATTGCATACAATACCAAGCAATTTCTTTGTCTTACCATCCGAGGTTTTACGTTTCTTACCTGCAAACTGCTCTGCGGTATAGATTCCGGCAACGTTTAATGCTGACGCTAATTCCGCTACTGAATTGTACATACGACGTCCATTAAGATCCCTTGCTAAAAGCATGGTATTTAAAGATGCCGGCGTGCAATAATAATCTGGTGTTCCGCTTCCTTTGTAGTTTTCACGGGCATGAAGAACAGCCTCAATGAGTGCCTCTGCATAAATATAATTGGAACCAAAATTTAAGGAAGTATTACCACCCTGAAGTTCTTTCTTCGCCGCTGCTAAATCTAAGTCGGCATGAATTGTATAGAGATCATCGTCACTCCAGATTGGACGAACTTTATCCGGGGCAATCTTATCAGCATCACCATCTTCCCTGCCATCGCCTAACATGATTGCAATTGCGAGCTCCTCGTCAAGCATCATACGATCGATATTGTATAAATAAGCAACGTAATCAAAATCTGTAATATCAACAATGTCATCCCGGTGAAGCGCGTTTTTGACATAGATTGTCTGTGGATCGGTAGTTCTACGAACCAGGCTGAAATTGCCAGCATTCTTTTTCTCTTTTCCCTTCTGATATCCTTTAGCCTTAAGCCCATCAATATTACGGATATCTACCTGACTTGTTCTGATTCTTGAAATCGGACTCTTATGTACTTTAGAAAGTACTCTTGAAATCCATCCCTGATCATTGGTGATTAATTCTGGTGCTCCCGGTCTCACTTCCTGATAATCCGGGAACAATTTTCCAACTGTATTGGTATCAAATCCACCGGATGTTGCATCATGCTGAAGTGTATGTTCATTTGTGTATGCTGTAAGAGCATTCTGGAAAGTTCCGATATTGCTCATTTTAGCCATTGCCAAAATTTCCTGCTGATCGGAATGTGTTAAGGAGTCTTTCTCCTGCTGCTGGTCACCATCAAATACATTATGTTTCATACTGTTTGTTCCCCCTTTAGATTTATTGTTGTCGTTTTCATCTTTTTCTTCTGTCTTATCAGGTTCAGTTGGTGTTTCTAATGCCTGTCTGACCACGTCGTAAACCACATTTTTCTGTTCTTCCGAAAGTGTATCAAAGATTTCTTTCGCTGTTTTATCTGTCTGTTTTTCTGATGCTTCTTTTGATTCATCTTTTTCGGCAGTCTTTTTTTTGTCTTTTTCATCCTCATCATCGGAATGATAAAGCATTATGTTTTCATCATATCCAATAATAATGCCAGACTCTCCATCACCATGTGCCATTACATCATCGATAAACGCACCTGGATTTGCTCCTGCAAGTACAAGACTTACTTCGCGAATGATTCCATGAATAACATCATGTCCGGTCTGTACTAATTTGTTTGCCATGATTGACAATGATCGAACATCGCCATGCTGTACAAGTTCTTTTGCAGTTTTTCCAGATTCAGTTTCGTTAAATTCGCAATAAGCATACACGCCGTCATCACGATTTTCCAGGTATGCATGTCCTAATACATTGGAAGCGGCACTGTGGTTATGATTCCATACTAACGGGACTTTTTCTCCATTCTGGCTTTTGAACGCATCTTTTTTAATGATTCGCCCATCGGCACATTCTAAGTCGTTTCTCGTGGCCCAGCCACCAAAATCATACTTCATTTTGATTTTTTCCTCCTGTTTCATTATTTTCATTATTGTAAGCTGCCGTTTGTTATGTTACTATTGTTAAGTACATCTGCTTTAGGGTCATCCGACGGGGCAATACCAATAATTTGACGTATTTCGTTTGATGTTAAAATTTCGTTTCTTGTAAATTTGTCTGCTATCTCAGCAATATCATTAACCGGAACAAGCTTAAACGGATCACGGAAATAAACGATTGACTTATGCTGTGTTCTAGCTGTTTCTGTTATGAACTTGCTTTTTAGTTCATCCACAATGGCTGAAATAAATGGCTCGATTGTCCGGTTATAGTAATTAAGCATCGTCTTTTCATCCGCGGAACCATCCAAAATCGCCTGCGTTATGCCAAGCTGGCTGTACAGCATGTTTGTCAAATATTCAATCTGTTTCATCAGATTATTTTCAACCGGACGATTAAGCTGTGTTATCTTTTCGGTTCCATCTATATATGCGATCCCATATGGCGAGCCAAATAACTGATTCTCTATACTGGCTTTACGTTGTTCCGCCTGACGTTGTTTGGCTTCTGTTTTTATGGTATATGGTAACTGGATAATTAAATCTAATTTTCCTGAACAACAACGTTCATCAACCGCATCCAAAAGATTCAGTTTATGAATTAATCGTTGCATTACACTATTGGGTTCATTAATTACCGAATATAGTGGATTCTCAATGATTGCCACATCTTTTTTTGACATTATAATGGTTTGTTTCCGACCTTTTTGGTCATTGTATACTTCCGCTTTGATATGTTGCGGAAACCACTCTACAATCTTTCCAACACGCATAGAATCGATATCATATCCATTGGTAATATCTGGATCTATGTTGGTATCAACCGGTACAATCGCTATGCATCCCTCATCCATTACTGATAAAACGACATCCTGTATAAATGCACGTGATGTCTGATCAATATTTGCACGCAACGTAAGACACTTATTTAATCCAGAGTCCATTACGTTTAAGAAACGTCCTTTATCATCTAATTTTACATGCTGAATTGTCACCGCGGCTACATCAAGCGCGATTCGATTATAAACAGCATTTACAATTGATCTATAATTTCCCCGAGTTGCATAAATACGGTCTGGACGATATGAACATCCATATCCGTTATAGTTCGTCGGGTCTTTATTCATAAATGCATTCCAGCCATGCTGGAGTCTATCAATAAATCCCATTTCCAGTTCCTCCATGTTTTTATTCAAAAGCGTCACGATTTAATTTGTAAGCAATATAAGCATCCATCATAGCGGCTACTGCGTCTATTTTTTGATCGTATCGCTTTTTTAACAATTTACGATTACCATTTGTATCCTCCATAGCAATACAATTTCCCATAGCAAATGTCATAAGTTCTTCATCAAACAAAAGCATTCGTTCTTCAGATAATTTTTTCAGTTCGCCTAAAGGAACCGATTCTGTTTTTGCACCCTGAATAACTTTTTCTATTCCAAACGGTCCATTCTCGCTTTCCCATCTAGCAACAAATTCTTTAGAGTTGTATGGATCGTAACCAAAACACCGAATGTCATATTGGCACTCAACGATATGTTCATCTAAATCGTCATAAACCTCCATCATGTCCAAAACAGTACCATCAAGTACTATAAGACTTCCTTCTTTCATAAATTGATCATATTTGTTTCTCATTGCTAATGGGAGTTTCATAAGAGTTGATGACGAGATGTAATTTCTTGTCTTTATACCGAATGCGCCATTTGATAATGGAAATAGAAATGTAAATGCACAAAAGTCATCGCCTTGCGATAAATCTGCACCAAGGGAACACGGCATTTGCCAATATGTCCTCTTTTTTTCTTGAGGAAGTGTTTCTTCGTAAGTAAAGTAATATGTATATCCTTCCATTGGTAAACCAAAACGTTTTGCCAGAATATCGTTTCTTGCTGCTGGAGCTTTTTCGGCTCGCTCAACATCAAGTTGATATGTTTCATATTTTACTGTTTTTCCAATGTTTGGATTTGCTTTTAACCACATATCCGGATTGGAAACTTCATCAATGGAATCCAATTTATACCACCAGATGGATACATGCGGATTGAAATATTCACCTTTCAATATATCCATCAATTCCATTTTGATTGTGTCGCCTGCTCCATTACGAACAGTACCCTCAGAACTGATTGCCACGATCAAATAGTCATCAACTTTAGAGGCTCCTTGTTCGATAGATCCAATGACATCTTCCCGAATGTCGCCGGACAACCATTCATCGACTGTCGCCACTTTAAGTTGCAGACCCTGGAGCTTGTCAATTCTCATTGGACGTATCTCCAAGAAGGAACCTGTCATAAAATTCTCAATACCTCTTTTGGTCGATGCCAACTTTGTCCGGTTTGCTTTTGATCCGGATGTATTCATCAACGACCCTTCTGTAAGGAACTTATAAAAAGGTCCTCTTGCTCTGGTGATTGCTGTTCTAATTGGCGATAATACTTCCTCAGCTTGTTTCATTGTTGGTGCGGTCGTGATCTGATGAGTTGTTGTTACATCCACGTTTAAAAAGTAATTTTGCAAGCATGAGGCATACATAGACTTTGCCGCTCCTCTCGCAACAATCAAATACTGTTTGTTAACAAGACGAGTTTTTATCCATTTAGTGACATAATGCCCTCCGTGTCCATCCTCATAAGGTTCATATATACTCCGCTCAACAAAGTAATACCACCCAAAGATCTGTTCAGCCCAAACTTTGAATGAATCAAGCAGATTCAAATCAGATCCATCAGTTAAAGTTAGTTCGTTTTCGCAATAACTGATAAAACCTTCAACTGCTGCATCATCATAATAAATACCCGGATCGGCAATTAAACTGTCGATTCGCTGCATTTCCATTTCAACTTCTTTGCAAATTGGTATGTCGCCCCGAATTACGGCATCTCTAAACTTACCGTAGTATATCGGAACAGCAGTATTAGATAGTGCCATAATTTATATCTCTCCTATTTATCCTTTTGTCCTTTTTTGGGATTTACAATTTGCGATCCTGCCATTTTATTAACAGCTGTGCCCATCGCATAAGTCGCAAGCTGTCCACCAATATTTTTTCCAGACTGTTCAAGAATCCCCATCACAAAATCTCTGCCTTTCTTTTTCTGGGCTGGTGTTGTATCCCTTAATAAGTCACTGTAACGCTTTTCTAATTCCAGGCGACTTATCTGCGCTCTCAGCTCGTCATCAGACATTCTCTTTGATGCTTTCTTAGCTGGTGGATGTTTTGACGTAGCAACTTTCGTTTTACCTGTCTGTCCACTATCGCTTTCGGTATGACCTCTACTTCTTGCTAATTCTGCCTCAGATCGACGCACTCCCCATTTCATTCCAAGAATGCCATGATGTTCCAACACATCTTCATTTTTCACTTTGATACACCTCCATTACATTTTTTTCACTTTTCAGCAGCAACGTTTAATCTCCATTCGTATTCGCTAATCTGCTCTTTATAGCATTCAAGAACTGCTGAACTTAACGGTGGATCGAATACAAGTTTTACTTTTAAATAAATATATGACTTTACAAGATTAAACGTTGCGTCATCATCCACGAACTCGGTCCACACTGCTGTGCTATCTTTAATCTCAAATCCCTCAGCAGGTCCAACTCCTAATTGAGACAGAATTGAAAATGCGGAATTGATATGTATGATCAAATCTGCATCAAACGCCTCATCATCAGCAGATATTCCGCCAATCATTTTTTTGATAGAGTTTAAGATACTCTGTGTAATTTCCATATGACTGATCCTTTCAATTCTGGACTTTAATATATTCTTTTTTGCAATATCCTTCTGCACCGGCAGCCGTATATACCTTGTAAAACTCGTCGTTAGATAAATCCATATCAATCATTACCTGTTCGCCAGCTTTGATCGTCGTTACTGGTGTAGATGTAAGATTTGCTTCTGATCTGACATTAAGTATTTCGCAGTCAGTCACGATTCCATGAACGCTGTTCTCTTCTTCATTTTTAACATCAATGTCTGCTTCCGGAATGTGTTCTTCTGTGTTGTTTTCTGTATGGTTTTCTACATGCATGTTACGTTTTTTTTCTTCTTTCTTATTATCCATTGTTATCCTCCATTATGCCGCCATGGGCAAGTATCGTTTTTACTTCGTTCTGTTGACGAACATTGTATAAATAATGTTTCATCGCCATAATGTATTGCATTATGCGTTGTCAAAGTTGTACTAATTAAAAATTCTGGATTTAGCAGATAACCGGTTCGATCATAAATATCTTCCTGTGTTATTGGGTTTATATGATGAATCAAAATTTTTCCGTGTATTTCATATCCATCAATTCCAAGATCACATCCATTATCTCTAATGATGACCTGTCGTCGAACCTGCAACCATTCTTTTGACTTATAGAAAGCCTGATTCAAATATCTGTCAAACCCAAATGTTTCAATGCCAACTGCTCCATCTAACTTAAGATACTTGAATCGTTCTTCAAATGTACGAAGCCGTGACATTTCAGAATATGTCCGTATCGATATTGTCATCACCGCCTTGTCCACTGTATCCTCGAAAAGCATTTAATGCATTTTCGTATAGTTCTTCTACTCGTTCTGCGGATTGCAATGCTTTTGTTTTTGCATCCAAAAGATCTCTTTGCTCTTCCAAAATCTCTTTTTCAAGTCTAGCTTTTGTCGATCCTCGTTTGACAAATTCTGTTATAAGTTGTGAAGATGCCGTCCCGTCTCTCAAT